TGCTTTCTGAAGTGTCTCAGAACCTTTTTGTAGTGCAGCTATACCAGCAGAGTGACCACCTGCCATGGCTAGGCCAGCAACCAAACCTTGGGCCGCAGCTTTACCGATGCCTTCATCCCAAGGACGGCCAGTAGCCAAGTTCTGAAAAATCTGTTCTTGCGTAGACTGAGGAAGCTCTTCGAGGAAGCCTTCTTTGCCGACCTCTTTCAAGAACTTAGTGATGAATGGGCCTTCACCTACGCCGACACCCTTAACCCCTGCAGAACGAGCAGCAATGCTTGTTTCTATGTCGCCGATGCCGAATTTCTGGCCTACCTTACCCGATGCGATTCCGATAGCCGTAGTACCAAAACCCGCAGCGAGCGCGGGGAGTACGTACTCATTCCAGTCCTTACCAGCTTGTCGGCCAGCCTCGGCAGTTAAACCTGCAGTCTGGATACCCTCGGCTCCGCTTGCTACAGCAGCAATCTTAGTAGCTTGGTCCTTTACCTTCTGGGTAATAAAGCTCTCAGCCTTAGCTCCTGTCAGCCCTAGAACAGATGCTTCTCCCGCTGCTCTACTCATCAGGAATCGAACGTAGCGACCACCGGCAAGTCCAGATGCTACAGTACTAGGAAGAGACTGAACTACAGTACCTACGAGCGCCGTAGGGTTAACGGCCATAGCCCCTAGCGTATCCAGAAATCCTTTTGTTTCCTCTACGTTTGCATCTGCGTTCTGGCGGGTAATGCTTTGGAAGCCGGTCAGGAACTTATCTATGCCTTTGGGGCTATAGCCCGCCTTAGACAGCACACGACCAGCAGCGCCACCGGAGGTCAGGTCGAGCAAGCCGACATACGATTCGCCGAGTTTAGCGGTGCCTTGAACTGCATCTAACCCGCTGTCCTTGAAGAAGTCCACGACGCCATAGTCTTCTTTTTCTGCACCAGTGCGCAGCTTATCCCGAGCAGCTTTAGCTTTAGCTTCCTTTGCGGCACCGATAGCCACGAGACGGTCAGCCTCTGCCTTAGCCTTACGGTTTGCTTCAGTGTCGGCGAGTTGGGGTATCTGTTTGCCCTCAAGCACAGACGCCTTGCGATCACCTGCGGTAATAGGTACACCCGTAGCCCAATCCCGGACAACATTCATACCCGTGCCGAGCTTGTCAAAGAAACCTTCTTCAGTAGGGGCAAGGGCGGCTGCAACAGGAGCCTTGGGGGTTGGAGCTAATGCAGGGGCAACAGCAGGGGGCTGTGCCTCCATCGTCGGCATTTGCTTGCGGGCTTGCATAGCCTTATCGTAATCACCACCGGGATTGATATCCTGCCATTCTTCACGAGAAGGGAGCTTTGCTGGTGCAGCAGCTACGGGGGCTGGGGCAGCTTGGGGAGATGGGGCCTGTCCGAGCCCCAGCACTCTCTTTACTGTGGCTTGAATCACCGCAGGGTTGGTGCCATCAGGAAATTCTAAGATACGTCCGTCAGCCAATTCTGCTTCGATTGCCATATAAACCCCTAGTTACGGTTTCAATTCGCCTTGCGCGGTAAACTTCATTCTAGCTGGAGCGGCAGTAGGTGCAGGGGAATTATTTCCGACGGCTTTCTTACGACGAGCCCGTTCCGCATTCCGTAGCTTATCAACAGCAGCAGCCATACCAGCTTGGTCATTTTTAGCCATAGCTGCCTGATATTCGGGGTCAAGCAGGGGCTTAATCACCTTAGCAATATCTGCTTCTTCTCTCACCCTACGATCTTCTGCTTTCTCTTCTGTCGCAGCCGTGGTTTTTTCCGTTTCCGCAGCAAGTTTCTTTGGCCCAGCTTCAGCCGTAGAGAATGATGTCCGAGTAGCTGCTGCTGCACGGCGGAGGCCCATGACATTAGCTTTAGCTTCTGGGTCGTTAGGGTTCTTTTCGAATGCAATTTCTGCCGCAGCTAGCTGCTCAGCAAGTTTAGGGGGGAGCGCAGCTTTTACAGCGGCGGGCTTGTTAGCCGCTGCCATACCACGATACACAACACCGAGAGCTTTAGCCTTATCCACGCCAAACACTTGTGCGGCATGTTGATCTTTTTGGGCTTGGTTGGCGGACGCGATAGCTTCTTTGTTAAGGCCCATCTTCTCTTTACGCTCAGCATCAGCCAAGTTAATTTGCATATTCTGCAAGGCACGTTTCTGCGCTTGGTCTGCACGGACAGCTTCACTGTAGGAAGTACCAAACGTACCAGCACCTTTAAGAAGGCCCCGAACAGCATTACCACCTTCTAGCATAGCCGAGGCAGCTTGGAGTGCGGCGAGACCTTTACCTTGCTTCAAGTTAGCAGCAGAGTCTGCCTTCATCTGCTCGATTTCTTTGCGCTGCGCTTCATACGGGCTAGCCCCCATACCTTCCATTAGTTCAGTACGGGTGCGTTTAATCTGCGCTGCACGCATAGCTGGTGTATACGGGGCATATTTGGCGCTTTGGATATCCTGTGCGGACTTCAACATTCCAGCGTTGCCTAGGGCATACATATCAGCGTTGCCCGCACCTTGGGTATCAGTACTGTCGTCGTCACTGTCGTCAATACCTTCGCCGTAGCCATCAGAAACAAGACTATCAACCCTGCCGCTAAAAGCAACAATACCACCACGGGCCATGCTCTCTGCGGTCGGCATCATCTTGCCCATGTCTACGGGGACGGAACCAATACCGCGTTTCATAGATGCACGGGCAGCTTGCTCCATAGCAATAATCTGTAGTTGCTGACCATCGCCACGGGCTTTTGCCGCCTGCTGGGCTTGGTTGAGTTGGCTATCCGACAACTTACGGACGATGTCTTCAATATTCTGTTGGCTGTCAACGCTACCACCCTCGGCCATGAATTTGCTCAAACCCCAGAGACCCGTAGCTGCGGAGCCCGCAGTCTGGAGAAATGATGGGTTGGGTGTGCTGCCTGTTGTAGTGCTCGTCATGCCCGGAGTGCCGCGCACTAGACTTGCCATGTAGCTCAGCTTGTTGTACGGGTCCTGCTGTTGGCGTTGGAAGTCATCGTAACTCTGAGTCAAACCCTGCTGTCGCAGAGCCTGCTGCTGGGCACCATAGGCATTTTGCAGACGGTTAACGTCCATACCCTGTTGGAATTCCTGACCCGCCAGAGTGCCGTACTGTCCTGCAGCCGATAGGGCCGTATTCAACCCTTGCATCCCAACCCCAGCACCAAATTGACGTGATTGCTCCCCTTGCTGTTCTGCCTGCATACGGCGGGCTTGGTCGGCATTGAACTGCTGCTGTGCCTGCTGAAAGGCCAAATTAGAACCCTGAGCTTGGATGTCACCCATCTGAGTTCCCAGATTACGCTCGCGCTCAGCACGCATAATGGCGTCCCGACTACCGCCGAAGGCACCGGACTGGGCTGCTTGGGCTTGCTGCTGGGTACCTTGGATGCCAGACTGGCGCTGTGCTTCGCGTTTCTGGATGTCCACCACGCTCTGCATGTACGGGTTCATGTATTGTTGGGCCTCGGCACCGCCAAATTGACCACCTTGGAATTGTCCGGCGTCGTAGTTAGCGCCTAAAGCTCTACCTGCAACTTCACCAGTAGTACCCATAGCAGCTTGAGTACCCGCAGAAGGGGTCATGTTTGCTGCGGCCTCTTGTGTCTGAGTTTGCAACGGGCTAAAGCCAGCAATCCGGTTACCCTCAAATGCTTGGTATGGCTGTTTAGTTAGGTCCGATGCCGACTTCAACCCTTCTTCAGCATACGTCTTAAGCCACGCTGGGAGTTCAGTGGACTGCGTTGTAGTGTTGGTAGTGTTGCCACCGCTTTGAGGAGTAATCCCGCCACTTGCTTTGCGAACAAATGCGTTGAGGGGCAAGTCTGGAACACCCAGCAGGGCCATTGAGCGGTCGTTAAATTTCATAGTTTTACCCCAACAATACGGTATTTTTCCTTGAAGCCATAGCGTTGCCACAGCCTTGCGATTGACTCTCTAGCAGCGCCTTCGATAGCTGTAGCACCCATGGACTTTGCGTAGTCCTTAAGCTGCTGAAACGTCTCTACGCTACTAATTAAATTGCCACTGATAGTGGTAACAAACGCAACCCGATCACTCGGGCGATTAACAAAACTTACAGTGGCGGCACCTTGAATCTCACCGTTATCATCCACTGCAACAATCAGCGACCACTGCCCTAAAGCCACCAGAGTCCGAACTTGGTCTGTGGTGTAGTCCCCATCTGCATACTCTAGCGCGGAGGAGATGAACCCCTCTACTTTGTCCCATGTGTAGTTCACCCATTCGAGTGGAACGTACTGAATCTTCATGCGGGCAGTTGCTTATCGGAACGGCTATTTGCAGCCACTTTACCCTTACCAATAGACTTCTTGCGGTTGGCTTGGATACGGTCCAGCATTGCGTACAGCTTACGTGCACCAGCTTCAGTAGAACCATTACCCAGCTCAGAAACAATACGTGCAGGCACCACGAATTCACCGTCGGCGAGCCGAGCGGGTTGCCTTTTCTTGCCAATCGTAGCGGGGATAGAATCAGACACGCCATCACCGGGGCCACGAAGTAGTCGGCCACCATCAGAGTAAGAGCCGAGGGTAGACAAACCACCACGAGCGTATTGCCCAACTACACCACCGCGAGCGCGGGGACCGCCACTATCGCCGGGACCGCCACCACTTCCATCAGCACCGCCGCCGCCCCCGTCACCGTCACCAGACATGCCGCCGTAGCCGCCGCCTTCAATACCAAACCCCATACTACTAGGGCCAGTTTCAGTAGAAGATACATCGGTGGAATCAACATCAAGTGCAGGGCCGATAGCAGTATCTAGTGCAGGGCCCATGGGGCTGGTATCAACAGTCGGCGCACTAAGTGAATGGCGTCCTTCATGTCCGTAATTGGGGTCAACAGACTGCGCAATAGACGTAGACAGCCCTGTAAACCCTAAGTTACCTAGCGTAGCGGCTAGGCTGTTACCGAAAGAAGCCAGTCCTGTTGTCGGCCCACTGTCCCCGCTGGCGTTAGTTGTAGCCCCCGGTAGGCCAAATTCCCCCGGAGTATGGCCCTTTTGCAGGCCATCGTTTCCGCCTAAAGCAGAGTTGCTTTCTGACAAGGCTGAGAGTCCTTTACCTGTATTCGCATCAACTGAAAGAGGTGCAACTGGGGGTTTCGTCGGAGGGAGGTACTGCCTATACAGAATCTCTCGGCCAAAGTCTCGCCCTTGCTGGCCGTAGCCGGGTACTGTTTCCGCCTGCTGCTCAAGAATTGAACGAGTGTCAGGAGTACCACCAGCAGCGTAACCTTGACCCTGAGCAGGGGGTTGGGCACCAGCACTGCGGTTACTGTAGGCATCGAGACCGGCAGTGATTCCTTTTCCTAGGCTACCTGTGCCAAGAATTGAAGGGAGAATACTGTCTAAATAGCCACCTTGGGCTGGTTTATATGGGCTCATTTATGCCTCGCTGAGAAGGGGTTAGTCGAGTTTATCACGGTGGTTGTCCAGTAGCAATTACTGAGTTGTCAGGTCAAAGAAGGAAATTGCGCCCCACGCATCACCGGAGGGTGTGGCGTCCAAGGTACGAATGGCGAGCGTGTAAATGTCACTAACGCCAGCGATGGTCGAGCCCAATTGTAAGTCCCAGTTATAGCCAACATCCACCCGTGCCGCGCTTCTGTTTTGTGAGGTAGAGGATATGTACTCTTGATCTACAACCACCCCACCTGTAAGCGCCGTAGCCGTCTGATCAAACTGGACGTTGGTGCTGACTGTGGTTGCCCATGATGCGCCGGTCAAGGTGGCATTTTTAAGGATAACAACCTCATAGTTTTGCGTGACTGTGGGAAATGCCTGCGCATTGGTCACCAATACAACAGCCCCAGAACGACCTGTTGCAAGCCGGATAGAAACAAGCGGAATAAAGGTTGTGCTGAACGTGGAGCGTTTTGTAGACCTGCTTGCCGTGTAGTTTGCTGATTGCGCGTTATACCCGCCCTCCGACATGACCGATGAGCAAATCTGCTTGAGCGTAGCAGCCACTGCCGAGGTTGACGTAATCTCATAGCGAATCGGCAAAATAGCCGTAGTCATGTACGTCGCGGTAATCTCATTGGCGTTGGTGAAAGTGTGGCAAACAATGTATTCGCCGTTGATAATGAATCCACAGCGCACCGAACCCACGCCAAGCCACTCGAAGTCCATCCACAGAATCTGTGACTTGGCAGAATCGAGGGTGTACCCTGACGCGCCGGTACCGTCCAGCTTGTCACCGTTCCAAGCCGATTGATTCACCGTACGAGCGTCGCTAACCGACCCTGTCACATAAGAACGCAACACAAAAGAGTTTGTGCCGTCAATCCGCTGGAAGAAAACGCCGTTCTGTTCGTTGAAATACCCGACGCGCTGCGTCAGATTTAAGCTCATGCTGCCATCCATGCAGAACGTAGCCAGCATCAGCAAGCCTTTGCCGGGTTGGTATGGGAAGCTACGGTATGTTTGGCGGATCACTGAACCTACGCCCCCCGCAGTAAGCGTCATATCGACTGCGGATTGATTGACTTGGTAGGTTGTGGTGCCCGTACCCGTTAGGGCCGTGTTGTACTGCGTATCTTCGGTGTATCGGTTTTGGCTATCAAACAGCGTGTAGGGCTCGCTAACCCGAACGCGCCCGAAGGCATCTGTGTTGGTGCCGCCAATGGATACTGGTATTGTGTCGATAGTTGCCACAAGCTGTCCTACGATGTTGTCGAGTTGGTTGAAATACAGCCGCAGAATATTGTTCAGTTGGTCTATGTATTGCTGACTATATTGAACAGGGGCATTGGGTAAGCGTGGGGCCACGACTCGGTTGAGTTCGTATTCGGAGGTGACGATAAGAGTCATTAGTTACCCCTGCGGCCATCTTGGCGGATGTCAATTCGAGGTGCACCCATCTGCCATTGCGTACCAAGTGTGTTAGCGCTTAACTTCATAGACATCTGCCGACCACGAACCCGGATGTAAATCTGCCCGTTGTACGTATCCAAGTCGATTGGGTACTGTTGTGTAGCGGCAATAACTTGGGATGCAAGTGCACTTGTGCCGCCTATTGACAGCGGGTTGTTGTACCCAGAACCAGAGTTTTGCAAGGGTAAAAGCTGCATTGTCATTTGTGGCACGGTACCATCTGTCGAACCACGGAACGTCAAATCAGGCAACATCCGCCACACAAAAGCAAAATTATGGCCGTCCCCGATATCAAACTGGGAAGTTGTGATGTACGAGTCAATAGCTGTAAGCGTTGCCCCTTCGCCGTTGTCTACACCGTTCTCATGGTAAACCAAATTGTTAGAGTACGTAGCTGCAACGGGGTAGTTGCGCAGTGATGAATCCATCCATGCAGTACGAGCCATATTGCCGTAGTACCAAATGTCTTCCGAGTAGTTATAGACTACGTAACGGTCAACTGTGTTGCTATTCTGTGAGCAATAGAACCACCAAATTTCGTTGAAGCCTTCGTTTGTGCTAGCGAAAGTCTGCCCATACTGAGCACGGTTGATGTCGTTATAAACAAACTGGCGCAGGTCGCAGCGGAGAGTCTGAACCCGACCGTCGTACTTGTAAAACTTGTCCTGCCCCATCCAGTAGGCCACACCGTTAGTGTACGAAGCCGCATTCTGGCTAGTGATAGAAATATTGTCACTTAGGAGCTGAGAACCCCATACGTACGGGGGTCCGAGATATTGTAGGGAATACAGCGCAGCGTCGGTAAAAACCAAAACCTCCTGCCGAGACTGCAGTACTGCCTGAATTGTAGAGCCATGAGACAAACGCAAACTACCCGCTTGGTTAGTAATAGCCGGAGTCCAGTTTGTTAGGCTTTCTTGGTCAGACCAGCGAATAACCATTGGGTCGTAGGTAGTGCTCAGATACTCGTTTGTTCCAAAACAGAAGGTAAACCGGCTAGTATCGGAAACAAGCAGTGTGTACTGACTCAATGGCACGTTAGACGCCCCGGCCAATGAAGTCACTGGGATAGCTCGAATAGAGATAGTGC